CCGCAGTACGAATCGCCAAGGTTGAGCCACAACGTCCCGTCATCCCGCAGCACACGCCGCACGTCGCGGAACACCTCCACCATGCGAGCAACGTATTGTTCCGGCGTGCCCTCAAGGCCGATCTGCCCGTCGTGTCCGTAGTCACGCAAGCCCCAGTACGGCGGCGACGTGACGCAGCAGTGGACGCTCGCATCCGGCAGCGTTTGCATTCCTGCGATGCAGTCGCCTTGGATGATGCGTTGGGTGGTCATGTCATCGCCCTCCCCGCCGCCTTCATCACGGCAACGAAATGCCGATCCGTGTACCGATAGTGCCCATACCGCATCTCCGGCTTCGGCAACGCTGCCATCGCCTTCTGGCAGTCATGCCACGTCATCGGCGACCCAATGGCACGAAGTGCCTCCAGCACGTCGCTCCGGCGATGCCAAGTCCTGCAGTGGTCGCCCCGCATCTGATCGAACTGCCTCCACGTCTTCATTCGCCAGCCTCCTCCCGGAGTTTGGCCACCTGGACCCTCGCCGGGGCGATCAACCCCTCGATCCTGTCGGCGGCATCTAGCAACGCGGCCCGGCGGGTCGGATGCCACTTCTCCACGTCGGCAGCACACCCGCCGGCGTGAACGACCACGGATCCCCCAACGATCGGCTGGACAGTCCCGTGAAACTCATGGACCTGCAGCCCCCAGCCCGTCAGCACGGGCGAGACGTTCACCTTCCAGACTCTCGGAAACTCAGCCATCGAAATACCTCCATGTATTGGCCCCGTGACGTGGGGCGGTCGGTCTCGGCTCGACGGCGGAAGTTTCCGCGACCGAGACTGCCGGTGTATGCCCGCCATGTCAGAGGGCGACGACCGCCGGCTGCGTCACACGGTGGCCGATGATTGGCAGCCACTACGACCCGTGTCGGCCGTGATCTCCTTGATAAGTTCCTCGAGCATCTGCACGTTCTTTCGCAGCTCCGGAATGCACGCCGCCGCGGCGTCCTGTTTCCGGTAGTGCCACGTCTCATTGAAGTGGTGATAGGTGCCCGTCAGGTCGTTCTTCACAAGCTGATTGCCCTCCATCACAACGGTGTTGGCGATCTCGTAAGAGATTTGCCAGCCGTTCCAATGCGAGCCGCACACGGTGCCTCGGTAGACAGTTGCCACTGGTGTTCTCCTAGAAAGGGATGTCGTCGGAACTTGCACCGCTCGCCGCATCGGCCTTCTGCGTCGAGGTCCGCTTCGGCGGAGCCTTTGCGGCCTGGACCGCAACCGGTGCCGACGACGGCAGGAAGCCGTTGACGTACACCCGCTGGTTCCCGTCTTGGTCGAGCACCGGGTTGCCGTCCTTGACGGCCCGCTGCGTCTTCACGACGAGCACCTGGCCGATGAGGATGTCGTCGAGGTCGGCGTCCCACGGTCGCCCAAGCGACTCGTTGAGATTCATGGCGGCCTTCTGGTGAGCCTTCTTGTCTGGGCTCATCCAGAACTCGACTTCGTTGTATGAGTCGTTCGTGTCGCGGAAGGTGACAATGCACCAGTTGTCGCCCTTCTTCGACACGAAATCCTTTACCTTGGTGATCGCCATCTCGTTCTCCCCATCGGGGATGACGGAAGAGGCGAAATCGTCCTCGCTGAATCTGTCGAACTTCACGATTCGATCTCCGGGGTGTGAACCTTGCTGCCGATCCGCACGATGCGGTCGGAATCTCCGATCAGGGCGTCGTCGATGATCGACTTTGCACGGTTGAAACTCATATTGCCCTTCAAGAACGACTTCGCAGCCTCATGCACGATCGTCATGGCAGCGTCGTGTTCGCGGCACGCCTTCTTCTCGTCGTCGGACCTGCTCACGCCGTCACCTCCTGGCCGCCGATGGCGGCATACTTGCGGTCGATCGCCTCGGTGAGCTTGTTCCGCTGGGCCTCGGTGAGATCCCCGGCGGTCACGGCCTTGTTGGCGTCGTCCGCGATGCGGAGCAGGTCGTCCGCGGTCGTGGCGAACTTCACACGCTCGCCCCACGAGAGCTGCACCGCCGGGGCCGGCTCGATGCCAGCGAACAGCGGGGCGAGAGCCTCAATCTCCATCGGGATCTCGGCGGGAAGCCCGTAGCGATTCTTCGCGTCCCAGGCCGCAGTCCGCTCGCAGAACAGCCGCCGCTCCTTGCCGCCACGTCCTCGGAGCTTGCCGTCCTCGCCCTCGACCACACGGGTCTTGAAGTTGGCGAACATCACGGCATCGCTCCACTCGAGGAGCTTCGCAGCAACCTTCGGGCGCATCTTCAACTCGTATCGGTCGTAGGCTTCCTCCAGGTCGGGCGGCGACACCCGCTTGACGACACTGTGGGCAATCACCACGACGTTGATGCCACGATCAACAAGGATGGAGCAGTCGGCCAGCATCGCCGAGAAGTGCTTCGCGATCATCGCCGTGCCACCACCGTATGGAACAAGATCGGGGTGCTTGCGTCCCGTCTCCTCGCTGGTGGCGAGATAGAGGCAGAGCAACTCCTCGGCCCAGTCGCCGGAGTCGAGGATGATCGACCCGTACCCCATCGAATCGCGTCCAAGGTGGATCAGCGTGTCCTTCAACGTCCGCCAATCCCGGCACTGCACCCGGTGGCAGTCGATGAGCCGCGACCCGTTCTCCGTGTCCAGGATCAGCGGATTCGGGAACTTGCTCGCCAGCGTCGTTTTGCCGACACCAGACAAGCCGTGAATCACGATCTTCGCCGCCTGCTTCTCGATTCCCTTTGTGATCTTCATCGCACGCACTCCCTGCGGATTTCCGCGGATGCCGCCTCCACCGCCTGGCGGAGAAACAACACGTCACCCGGGTTTGCTCGGTAGGTTTGGCCGTGGAGCCGTTCCATCGACGTGAGAAGGAGTGATGCCGCACGGTGAACCCGCGACAGCGTCGCTTCCCTCGCCGACACTTGGCCCCTACTTGCCCTTGTGGCCGCAGTGGCCATCGCTTGAATCGCCATCCTTGCGCTCCAGTTCTGTCCTGATGATGTTCACGTCCTCGGGTGCGTCGATGCCGACCCGGCACCGTGGCCTGCCGTGAAGGTGGCTCATCTCGGTGATGGTCACGACGATGTCGCGACCAATCCGGATCGACTCACCTTCACGCCTGGTCAAAACGAGCATCCGTTCCTCCTCCAGCGGGCCAGCCGTGGCCGCACTGGCTAACGTCCTGTCACTGGCCGGCTCCGCCGGCCTCCTTCCCGGCACGATCCGTCGTGCCGGTCTCCTGATTTGTCCATGACGATCCCCGCCACTGGCGGCCGGTGGCGTCCTGGCGGCGGCGAACCTCGGAAATGCGAGTCAGAGTCGCCACGTCCACATGCAGAGTCAGAGAAAACTCGTTCTGCAGGTTGTCGAGCTGCTCCATCGCTTCGGCCACGGCGTCGAAGAGTGCCTCTGCGTCGCCGATCTCAATCCGTTCGTCGATCGACAGGTCGATCACGTCGTTGAAGGCCATGCGACGAGACTGCTTCGCCATCGAATCGACCGCCCGCTGCCGCAGCGTGCCGGCGATCACTGCGATCTGAACCGCTGCCTCCCGTCGGGCTTGCCGAAGATCGACTCCGGTGCGTCCGGTGGCGTCCAGTTGTTGCTGTACGCATCGCGTCGCCTCGTTTCCTCCGGCGACCACGTCAGCCGGATGGCGGATGCTTCGAGTTGAATGAGAAACTCGTTTGGCTCCTGGACTCTTCGCTCCAGGTTGGCGTCGATGTCGGCGTCCAATGCCGGCTCCCTTCGTCTTGCGGGAGGCCGTGGCGGCTTTCTTTTGCTGTTTCACGGCGTGTCCCTCGCCTTGGTTGGCCACCCATCACTGTGATGAGTGGCGTGCTCTTAGGTGTACGGAAGTTCAGTTCTTGGTCAACTCGGTTTTTTGTGCGGCTAGCACGGGGAAAACTGCGAGTTGGGGAGTCGAACTTTCGCCTCGCCAAGTCTGTGCGATGTCGTACAGACCGGACGATGAACCTGCCGACGCTGAACAGCGTTCTGCTATTCGTCATCGGCGTGGGGAGTGTACGGGATCGTACAGACCTGTCAAGGGCGGGTTCGCATTTTTCTGCGAACCGTCTGAAACACGCTACTTCGTGCGTGTTCTTGGGCCTCGTGGGCCGCCGCCGACGCTTGGGTCCAGGCTCGCCTCGTAGCTGCGGACGAACTTCCTGACATCGTCCTCGTCAAAAACCCACGCTCGAGCACCGTGGCGTCTGCCCTTGAGGATGCCGTCGATAGCAAATCGACGGACACTGGCCGTGGACAAGCCCATCAGGTCGGCGACCTCGCCAGTCGAAAGCGTCTTGATTTTGATCGTTGCCATGACCATGTCTCCTATCGTACATACCCACTTTCCGCAGTCAAACACGCCACAGTTTGAACCTGCCCCAGCGGCCAACTAGGGTTGGCAACTGGGGCAGGTTTTCAAGTGGAGGCGAGGGGAGTCGAAATCTCACCCCCACAAGGCGGTATCCCATCGGAGGGATGTACGCCCGTGCACTAGTCGCGTAATCTGCCCCCATAATCACCAATGGGAGAAGAGCCATGACGATCAGAGAGGTTGCCGAGCGTTACGCCCTGTTGCGGGAACTGAAACCCCACACCATCGGCCTCTACGGGATGCTTTGGGACCGGTTTGAGCGGTTCCTAGGGCGGCCCGGGACCGTCGAAGACTTCGACGACTTGCTCGTGTCGAGATACCTGCGGTGGAGAGCGGAGACACCTGGGTGGCGTGGCAAGCTGCCGTCTGCCGCGAGCGTGCGGAAGGACCGGGTGATGCTGGCCGCGGTGTGGACCTACGCGGCCCGGAAGCGTTGGGTGGGTGAGTTCCCTGAGTTGCCGAGGATCAAAGTGCCGAAGCGGCTGCCGGTTGGTCGGGCCTACACGGCCGAGGACGTGTCGCGGCTGATTCGCACCGCCAAGAAACGGATCGGCAAGACGGGTGGGCTGCCATCGAAGTGGTGGTGGCCGACGTTCTTGTACGCGGCTGTCTGCTCCGGGGAGCGATTCTCGGCGTTGTCCGCCCTGCGGTGGGATCAGGTGGACCTCGAGCGGCGGCGGGTGATTTTTTTGGGGAGCACAAGGAAGAACGGAACGCGAGACATCGAGCGCGGCATCACGCCGCAGCTTGCCGAGATGATGGCCGAGCACCGCCGCGGGCCGGACGACCTTGTCTGGCCGTGGGATCGGCGGACCAGGAGCCAGTGGGCTAGCTTGAAGGTACTGTGCGACTCGGCAGGGGTCAGATACAGGGGCTTTCACGGGCTGAGACGCACGGCGGCGAGTTATGCGGCACTGGCCGGCGGGACCGCGGCGGCCACGGCACTGCTCGATCACATGGATCCCGGCCTGCAGCGGACCTATGTCGATCCCGTCATCTGCCCGACCGACGTGGGGGCGATGATGGCGATGCCACCGCTGGACCTGGACGATCCGAAGCCCCCCGGCGGGCCGGACGTTCTTGAGTTTCGCAGGCAGGGGCCGGGGGCGGCCTAGATGCGGTGACGGAACTGGCACGTTGACGGCCCTGCGTGGCGTTCTCGTGCCAGTTTCGGCACCATGCGGCTGCGGCTCGCCGCGAACAGCGGCGAGCCTCTGGCTGGCTTCTGGCGACCTATCGGGCGTCAGTGTGGCAAAGGGTGTC